TTGTAAGATACTTAGTAAGAATTTCCCTGACGTACCAGTTTTTAATGATATAAAAGAATTGGATGGTAAAAAGTTTGATGATATTTTTCTTATGACAGGTGGATTCCCTTGTCAAGACATAAGTATAGCAGGGAAAGGAAAAGGAATTGAAGGAGAAAGATCAGGTCTTTGGTCAGAAATGCATCGCCTTATTAGCGAAGTACGACCCCAGTACGCACTTATTGAAAACGTACCAATGCTCATTCATAGAGGACTTAAACGAGTTCTCTGCGACCTTGCCGAAATCGGGTATGATGCAGAATGGCAAATTATATCAGCAAAGTACGTTGGAGCCCCGCACCTTCGGTACAGGATATGGATTGTTGCCTACCCACAGCATACCGACACCGACAACGCAGGATCACATCGAGAGAAAGTCATCGTCAAAGGAGAAGCTGAACTACAAGACGAACAAATCGGTTACACTCGACAGGTTCGTAAAACAATTTCCAAAGAAGATGCCGTTCGCAACGCCCTCAGCGGCGGATTCGGTAGGGGCTCACGGTGGTGGAATGGGGAGAAGCCTGAGAACGGACATATGGGAATGGAAGAAGAAGATGTTTCCAACTCCTACAGCGCAGGACTCGAAGAACGACGGCGGTCCAAGTCAGTACGAAAGGAACTCCCTGCCGTTAAACGCAGTAGTAAAAGAGTCAGCTCAAGCAACTGGACAGCTGAACCCAGCGTGGGTAGAGTGGCTAATGGGGTTTCCAATAGGGTGGACAGACTTAAAGGACTCGGAAACGCAGTAGTTCCGCAGGTTGCACAAATGATAATGGAAAGTATAAAGTGTCACTATTATTAAGAAGATTAACCAATCAGCTAATGACTAAAGACAATATGAGCTATGAGAAGGCTAAAAAGATGGCTACTGCAATACTTGTAAAGCGTGGTCATCTTAATCCAGATGGTACTAATACATTTACTGGAGCCATACGTGGTTCTATGACAGCAGACGAAAGAGCTGTTGATAGGAAAAAAAGATATGCTTTTAAGAAGAAAAAGAAAAAAATCTGAAATAGAGTACGCTTTTATGAATAGCGTGTACTTCTTTGAAGAATTAACGTGTTCACTACCTTGGGCGAGAGTAAAGTATTCAATATCATAAGTCCGCCCTCTGAATTATCAGAGAAGGATAAGGTACTGGCACGTGCCTATAAAGACCTTATTTATTTTGGACGTGCGTTTTTACCTAATGATTTCCTGAATAAGAGTCAGTCTCCATTCTTTCACCATGAAATAGCCAAGGAACTGATCACTACACAACCCGGCGCACGTATCTGTAATATACTGCCCCGTGGATTTGGTAAGTCAATACTGGCAAAAGCAGCAATCCTGCACAAGATATGCTTTTCATCTGATGAAGAACGTAATTTTATTGCTTGGGTAGCTGAGGAACAGGGTCAGGCTATAGATCATTTGAAGTATATACGTAGTCACTTGGAGAATAATAAGTCAATTGAATATTACTTTGGCGGTTTAGGTGGCGATCTGGTAGGTAAGCGCTGGACTGAGAAGGACTTGGTTACTACAAAAGGTGACAGGATCATGGCTAAAGGTACTACACAGAGACTGCGTGGACGTACTGAGATTGATGTACGTTATACTGGTATCATACTTGATGACTTTGAATCAGAACTTAATACCAAGACACCGGAACGCAGGTCGGAAATTAAGAAGTGGGTTGTATCTACGGTCTATCCTGCGCTTGAAGAGTCTCCAGGTAGAGAGGGATGGATATGGCTTTCTGGTACAATAGTTCATTATGACAGCTTCTTGCAGACTATTGTTGATGGATATCGTGAAGCAATGGAGAATAAACAGAAATATCCTTGGATATTAAATTTCTACAGGGCAATAGAAGATGATAAACCCATATGGGCGGAACAGTTTCCCATTGCCAAGCTTGATAGAAAGAAGGCAGAGTTCGCTGAAATGGGCATGCTTAACAAGTTTGCTCAGGAATATATGAATGATGCCCGTGATATTTCATCAGCATCATTTAAAATAGATAAGATTCAGTATCATAACGGTACTTTTAAAAGTGAGGGCAGGTTCAGTTATCTTGAAATGAACGGTGAGACTATTCCTATAAACGTATACATCGGAGTTGATATCGCAGCTACCGCAACTTCTACGTCAGATTATCAGGTAATAGTTGTTATGGGTATTGATTCCAATAAGAATCGTTACGTAATAGATTACTTTCGTCAGCGTATACCTACATTTGATCTTCCTGAAATAATAATAAAGTATGCAACTAAATACTCTCCAGTGCGTAGGGTAACTATTGAAACGGTGGCAGCGCAGGAGATGGTACGTGATATGACTACAAGGCTGGCTTCGACGGACAAAAGACTCGTACCCGGCATCTTTAAGGGGGTAAAACCTCCCGCAGGAATAAAAAAGCAAGATCGGCTTGAAACTTCGTTAGGACCGATTGTAAATTCCAAGAAACTGTATGTACGTAAATCCATGACAGAGATAGTTGACGAGTTTTTTGAACATCCCGTTTCAAGGCATGACGACTTGATGGATGCACTGTACTATGCAGATTATTTTTCACGTCCGCCTATTAGCGGAAGTTTTAAAGAAGGGGATGATACGATGAGTAAAATAAAGAAAACGTTTCGATCATATAACTGGCTTACTGGTGCAAGAACGTAATGGAAGCTGATCCTCGAGCTTTAAATAACCAGGAACTATTTAAGCGCTGGCGTGAGTCACGTGACAGTTGGGACACTGAAGCACGTAAAGATATAGATTTTTACCTTGGTAATCATTTCTCATCAAGTGAGTCTGATGAATTACAGTCACGTAATCAGGCTGACATTCCAATGGACAGGGTTTCTCCTGCTGTTGAAAAGATGAAATCCTTTATGACTGCACGTCCGCCAGTATTCACTGCACTCCCACGTGAGGACAGTGATGATAAAATGGCAAAAGTTTGGCAAACAATGCTTGGTTCAGTATGGGAGCACTCTGATGGTGACACCCACGTTAAGCAGGCAATACATGATTTCTCAACAGTAGGTATTGGTTATATCTACTGCTACATAGATAGAGAAGCAGACATGGGTAGGGGTGACGTTCGGTTTACTCATATCAATCCTTTCAGGGTTTACGTTCCCCCGTCTTCAAGAGATAGGTGGTTTTCCGACGCTGACGGAGTCATCCTGTCAACTATCCTAACAGGCGAACAGCTCGTTAACCTCTACCCTGAAATTGGACCGCAGATTGATGAACAGACTGGTGAGATGGTTTCCGGAATAGTGGAAGAACTATCTAATTACAGTGAAGAAGACTATCCTGATACACAAAATAAACTAAGCCGTAAGGTATATACACCAGCAGAAGTAACTGATAGTGACTACTGGAGGGAAAATAAGTATCAGGTTCTGGAGCGTTTTTATAAAGTTAAGGTTCCTTTTTACAGACTTATTGATGGACAGTCAGGTGAGGAGTCAATATTAACTGAAGAAGAATTTGCTATCGTTGCTGAAGAGTACGCAAACGATATTGAGATGGGCAGGCTTTCGTATGAAGTTTTTATGCAGACCAGAGTTGGAGTTACAACAACGTGTGCAGAAATAGTGCTGGATGAATATATATTAAATATAAATCAGTATCCTATCATACCGTTCCCCAATAATTGGACTGAGACACCGTATCCACGCTCTGATGTGTCACGTGCCATTCCAATGCAGAGACTGTTAAACAAATTATGGAGTCTTGCCCTATCTCATGCACAGGCATCTGCTGGTCTGAAGCTATTAGTTCCAGTTGGCAGTGCTATTAATGGCGTTGAACAGCTCGAACGTGACTGGGCTAATCCAAATGCTGTTATTGAAGTTGACAGTTCACAGGGTGAACCGCACTATCCAGCACCAACTCCACTCGCCGCAGAGTTCTACAGGTTGATACAGCAGTGTGAATTTTATATTGATTTTGTTTTTGGAATACCTGAGCTGATGCATGGTGTTTCAGATAAGGCACCAGAAACGTTCAAGGGTACACAGCAGATGATCGCCCTTGGATCAGAACGAAGTAAGGCTAAATTACGTGACGTAGAACACAGTATTGTAAAACTTGGACGTGTATTGTATGCACTTTGTAAACAGCAGTATACGTACAAAAAGTATTTCAGAACGGCACAGGCTAACAACGATTTAAACGAAGTTACGGTAAATTTTTATGATGATGCGACACAGACAATCGTTGACATCCAGAAGGATAAGAACAATATTGAACAGCATGATATACGTATTGTTCCCGGCTCTACGTTGCCTACTTCCAAATATGCTGAACTTAATGTATATTTGGAAGCCTATCAATTAGGCATAGTAGATAAACTTGAGGTTCTTAAGAAGAATCCCGAGATATTTGATAAAGAAGGTATATTGAGAAGATTTGGTGAAATTGAACAGTTGCAGGGTGCTAATGCACAACTGCAACAAGAAGTAAAGAATTTGCAGGGTGATCTGCAAACTGCCCGCAGGGAGTCCGTAGCTGATCGCAAACGTGTTGAGGTTCAGAAATTTAAATCTCGACTTGACAGCGTGACTTCGGACGCCAAGGCTGATAAAAGAATAAGTGCCAATCAATTAACAAATAAGGTGATGCTCGAATCCGAGAGATTGCAAAGCGCTATCGCACAACAGAGAGATGCTCTGATCGGTGGTGAAGACAGTCCTGCTATGGAAGAAATCGGGACATCTTAGAAAGGAATAATAATGGCAAAAGCTGAAGCACAAGCTGTAGAAGAACAGCAACCTGATCAAGGTCAAGAACTTTCTGGAGAACAGGAAGTTCAAGAAACGCAGGAAATGCAACAGGAAGAAACTGTTGAAGCAAGTCCGCTTGAGGATGAAGTAAAGAAGTGGCAATCTATGTATGATAAAGCGCAAGCTGATAATACTAAGATGCAAACTGCACTTACTGATTATTTAAATTCTCAAAAAGATGCTCAACAGCAACCCCAACAGCAGGTTCCTCAAATTACCGAAGATGAGTTTAACCCTTGGGACGCTTACTATAAGCCCGAATCACCGTCATTTAAAATGCGAGTACAAAGCGAATCTAATCTCGTTCATTCAGTATTGGATAATGAGATTCAGCGCTTGGAAGGCAATATGGCGATGAGTAATACAAGGAATGAGTTACGTCAGTTGCATAATATGAACGACAATGATATCAATGAATTCATGGAATTCATTTCACAGCCTAAAGACAGTGTTCCTGTGAGTGCACTGGTTAAGTTGTGGCGTGATACAAATGGTCGTAATGATAGAGCACCTAACGTTGCTATTCCGCAAACGAAACAACAGGCACCACGTACAGCTGGGACACAGAGTAATCAGGGTCCCACACGTAAATCTGATGCGTCTAAAGTATGGGATCAAATAATGAACTCTACTGGTGTAACCAATAGGTTGCCTTAGTAACGTATTGATGGTTCCTGGTTTTGTTTAATTGAAAATGAAAACAAATAAGTATGGAGGTTTACTATGGCAGTAAATCAAGGACAATTAAAGGTAACTGATGTTGTTCAAGCTGCGTCTAATTCTCATGCTTCGGCTCACGGAACCACGCCTGACAATAGGCGATTATATAATTTTGGTGATCGGGTAGCAGACCTTGCTCCCGAAGAATCCCCATTTTTTGTATATCTGTCAAAGGTTAGCAAGGTTCCTACCGATGATCCTGTTTTCCGATTCTTAGAAGATAGAAGTAAAACCGATTGGTCTGATAGAAGTTTTCTGCTTGCGGCAGCTGTTAATGGCAGTTCTGCTGTTTCAGCAGGAAGTTCTTATTCCTTTGCAGTAGATGCAGATAATGTACAGGCTGGTGGAGATTCAAGTGGTACTTACTCACCTCAATTCCTTGTAAAAGGAATGGTAATTGCAGTGAATACAAAAACTGCGGCTATTAGTGGTGTTGATGTGTCACAGGTTCTTGTCCGGATTGAAACTGCTCCTTCCTTTTCAGGAACTGGCGGTACAGATGGTGTTGCATCATTTACTGGTAAGGTTTTATCACTACCTGCTGATTCAGGTAGTACTGACTCAGACATTTTGGATGATAATGCAAAATGTATGGTAATTGGTACTTCTTTCGATGAGGGTTCAGGTTCACCCGATGCTTGGAGTGGAGAAATGGATGATGACTTCGGATACACTCAGATATTCAAAACAGCGGCAGAAATGTCGAATACTGCGATTGCTACTAAGTATCGTGGTTACGCTGATGAATGGTCACGTGTATGGAGTCACAAATTAAGAGAGCATAAAGTTGATATTGAAAGAGCTATGCTTTTCAGTCAACGTGCTCGTCAAGGTTCTTCTCAATTAACCGATGGTTTAGTCGGTCATATTATTAGAACTGTATCTCCAACAGACGGAGGAAGTAATTTCTCTTATTCAAGAGGAAGCGCTTATTTCAAATCAACAACTGGTTCTGAGTTAACATATGATGTGTTGCTTGGTGACTTAGAAGTTGTATTTGATCCGGCTCGTGGCGGTAGTGGTCAGAAACTCTGTTTAGCAGGTCTACCTGTTATATCTTATCTGAATAAACTTGGAAGCGCAGGATTCATGTATAATAGCATGTCTGCTGATCGAGTTCAAATGAAGGCAGAATTAGAACCAAGACAGAGTGCTTTTGGTCATAAGATCATGGAACTTGATACTATTCACGGTTCTCTTGCAATTATTAAAGAACCTATATTCAGAGGTTATGCAAGCGGATTGATGCTAATTGCCGATATGAATCATGTGGCTTATCGCCCCTTGGTCGGTAATGGTATTAATCGTGATACTCATATAATTTCTAACGTACAACAAGCTGACGAAGACTTACGTAAAGATATGATTCTTACGGAAGCTGGACTTGAAGTCACAGTTCCTGAGAGTCATGCTTTGTATAGCTTTGAAAGCTTATAAGGAGGTTATGAATAATGAGAAGTGATTATTTGAACGAGTCGAGCGGCAGATCAGCTGGTTATCAAAAAAAGATCAAGAAGCTAACAGCGAGTTATACAGTTGTTGAAGAAGATTCTGGAACTATTTTTTTGGTAAATCCAACAGCAACAACTGAGATAGACCTTCCAACCGTTACAGACTTACCGTCTGGTTGGAATTGCGAAGTCTGGGTTACGGAAGATACTGATGGTTCTGATGGCGGAATGAATCAAATCGTTAATATTGATTTCAATTCCGGTGCAGATATCGTTGGTCATATGTTTTCCGTTGCTGATGCGGCTGGTGATACAGCAGTTAATAATGATGATTACATCAATTTTACTGCGGCGGCAAGCCCCGGTGATAATGTAGAGATATGGACAGATGGTGCAAGGTGGTACGTAAGAGGCTACTTAGCGGCAGCTGGTTCTGACTCTCTATTCCACACTGGCGCAGCGAGTTAATGATTAACATATATCCGAATAAATAAGGATAACAGTGAGAACTGTGTGGGGCGTCGTATAAAGGGCGCCCCATACTATCAAATGAAAAAGAATTGCATACGTTGTGAAGAGCCGAATCCAGAAGGATGGTTTATTTGTAGAGCGTGCGGTCAGAGATCGTCTGAGCCGAAGTTTACTACTAATATGTATATGATGAGTGAACTTGGTAAGCGCACTGACGTAGAGTTTTCAACTACTACGATGGATAAAACAATTGAAAGAGCTAAAGGTGAACGTCTTAAGCAGGGTTCTCAGTTCTGGCAATCAAAATTAAAAGAATTTAATAATAGGAGGAGTCATGCCTAAAGGAATAGGAACATATAAATCAAAGAGGGGCAGACCCCCAAAGAAAAAGAAGAAAGCAAGAAAGAAAGCAAAGTCTAAGAAGAGGAGATAATGGCTACTTTAAAAGTAAAGATACAAGAAGACATTGTACTTGACAATCAAGACTATAGCTCTAAAAGAATATTGGAGATTAGTAGCATAGATGAAGTAATGAAAAGAATTGTTACTTGCGCCGCAAGTCAGACTACAACTATTGCAGTTTTTAATTCTAATGCGTACGGTGCGGCTGGAGCTGTTGATATTGAAGATTCAAAATATATTAGGGTTACAAATTTAGACAGTTCTAATGGAGTTGAATTAGCTGTTGTTGGAGCGGCTACTCTTTATCAAGTAGAATTAGGAGCTGGTGAAAGCCATATTCTTGGTAGCGCAGATGATTTAATGTTGTCAGAAGCAGATACAAGTCCGAGTTTCGGAACTATGGCTGATTTGGGTAGCATACAGGTAAATCCCGGTAGTAACGCAGTTAGTGTTGAATTGTTTATAGCGAGTGCTTAATGGCTACTTTTGAAGCACAGGTAGAAGGACTAACAAGTCTTTCAATAGATAGCAGTAGCGCACCAACGCAGACTGAGCTAACACAATTCCTTACGGACGGTGCTAAAGAATTAATAAATATATTCCCGCCTAACTTAGCTGAGTTATGTTCTTCTTCACAATCATTTACTTCTGGTACTGCCAGTACGTTAAATACAGGTAAGGTTCTACGTGTTTTTAGAAGTGATGGCGATATCAAACAGCCATGTCGAGCTATACCAGCAGATTATAAAGGCAGGTATAGTGATCCTGATGATATGAATTATGCCACAACAACTGATCCTGTTTATTACGTTGAGAATAATTCTTTAGACGTATTGCCTGATGGTGGTACGTGTACGTATTCAGAAGTACAGTATCCAGCAGTGGCTTATGGTGATTCAGCTGTAGCTGTATTTCCCGATGAAGCTGAGCATCTTGTGGCTATTTATGCGTCAATAAAATCTATTCAGAATGCGATGGGTAATAAAACTACAAGTTTACCGAGTGATATTCCTGCGCCATCATTGGTTACAATGACGGAAACATTACCTTCGTTTAGTCCGAGTACGTTATCAATATCATCAGTTGCTCCTTCTAAGCCAGTAATAGATACTTCCTCTGTTTCAATAACGGGAACAGCTCCTAAGTATTCAAAGCCCGGACTTGCAATGGTGGTGGCTCCTACAATATCTGATCTTTCAGTTGCTTCAGTACCTCCAGAACCTCCGAGTATTAGTGCGTCATCATTAAGTTTTTCAACTTCAGCACCAACGTATACGACACAATCACTTACAAGTCAAACTACTTTTAGTAGTTTTTTTCCTCTTTCAGATTTTACTGATAACGATCCTGGTCTGCTTACGGTTTCGGCTACGGTACCATCAGCACCAACGTTATCAACAAGCAGTGTGAGTTTTAGTACTACTGCTCCAGTTTATAATAAACCTAATCTTAATATGGGTTCTGCTCCGTCTATATCAAATTTAAATGTCAACGCTGGCGCTATTCCGCAAACACCTTCTATAACTACTGTTTCATATACTGATGCTACTAATGCAGATGCTATTGTAAGTGCTGTGTCTACAGCTACCGCAGATGCGCCGAATATAATTGATGTTAGTGGTAATGCGCCAACATATTCAAAACCACCATTGACGTCAAGGGTGTCATTTAATAATTATTGGACTCTTGCTGATTTTGGTGATAGTGATCCTGGTGTTTTATCTATAAGTGCTATATCTCCAAATCCACCGGGACTTTCTGCGACATCAGTTAGCTTTACGCAAACAGCACCAGCGTTTACAAAACCTAAAGTTTCTCCAGAGTTTGGTTCAGTTAATAAACATCTTGATGACAATGAAGATGTTGAGCTTGCTTCTGTAAAGATACAGGAAGTACAGGCTCAGATATCTGAGTATAGTGCAAATATACAGAATGAACAGGCAGAGTTTAATAAAGAAAATGCGGAGTATCAGGCTCAGCTTCAGGTATCAATACATAATGCACAGTTTGATAATGAAGAAGACGCAAGAGCATTACAAAAGTTTCAAGCTGAAGTTGATAAGTATCAGGCTGATGTTGGTAGAGAGGTGCAAGAATACACACAGAAGCTGTCTCGATATCAAATGGAATTGAATACTGTTTATCAGGCTTGGCAAAAAACTGAATCAGATAGTTTACAGCAGTATCAGCTTGATATACAAAATGAGTTGAATGAGTTCAATAAAGAACATGCGAGATATCAAGTTGAATTTCAGGAAGCTGCTGATAAGAATCAGGTAGACTTACAGGTGGCTGTTTCAAACGCAAATAATTTAGCTCAGGAATATAGACAGGAAGCAGAGCAGGTTGTAGAAACAGATAAGTTTAATAAGGCACAGGATCAGGCTCTTAATCTTGCTAATGCGGCAAAACAAATAGAAGATATAATTGCTGATAATGGAAGTAAGCTACAGAAATATAGTTATGAGATACAGAATTATCAGGCGCAGGTCAATAAGGAAATTCAGGAGTATCAGCAGAATCTTGAAGCTGATTTAAGAGTATGGCATCAGGAACGTCAGACTGATTTGCAGAAGTATGCAACTGATATACAAAATGAGCAGGGTAAGTTTAACGAAGAGAATACAGAATATCAGGCTCAGCTTCAAGTATCTATAGAGAACGTACGTATTGATAATGATGAGGATGCAAGGAAGTTGCAAAAATTCCAGACTGAGATATCAAAGTATCAGGGTCATGTTAATCATCAGATTCAAGAATATGAAAAAAGATTTTCACGTTATGAAACAGAATTAAATATTACGTATCAGGCTTGGGCTAAGACAGAGTCTGATAATATCGCCAAGTATCAGTCAGATATACAAAATCAAATGCAGGTTTTTAATGATGCTAATGCAGAGTATCAGGCAGAGTTACAACGTTCAATAGAGAACGCAAGGCTGGAAGATAATGAAGAGAGTAAAAAGATTCAAAAGTACTCTGCGGAACTACAGCAGTATCAAGCTGAGGTAGCTGCTGAAGTCCAAGAGTATCAACAGAATCTTGATGGTGATCTGCAAGTATGGCAAGCTGAAAGGCAAACAGATTTACAAAAATATAATTCAGATATTCAGAATGAATTGAATGAGTTCAATAAAGAAAACGTAGAGTATCAGGCTAAATTGCAAAAAGATATACAGGATTCGCAGTTGTCTGATAGCTCTGACGAAAGAGAAATAAGCAAGTATTCAGCTGAATTGCAACAGTATCAGGCTGATGTAAATAAGGAAGTACAGGAATTTACGTCCAACTTTCAGAAGGATTTGGAGAAGTTCAGAGCTGATCTTTCCAAGTACTCTTCTGAATCAGAACGTGTAAATGCTCAGAACGGCGTAGCCTTAAGCAGGTTTACCGTAGAGGTTAATAACTACACTGCACAGATACAGAAATATTCAGTAGATTATCAATGGCTTGAGAGTCAACATCAAAGACTTTCAGCAGATTATGAACGTGGAATACAAACACTAATAAGGAGTTAAAAAAATGGCAGATAAAGCAACAGGAAGCTTATCAGCGTCAATAATGTCAGATTTTTCAAAGATGACAATAGCAGGCGGTTTATCTTATGAGCCAGCTGATGCGGGAGATAAATGGATATATTTAGAGACTATAGTAGATGGAACAACGTCCCTCTTAATTCAGGCTGCGGCAGAATACAATAAACGATATGGAAGAACTGATGAAGCAGAAACTGTAACAGCTACAGGTGATATAGTAAGATGGATTGCTGTAAAGAATACAGGAACTACGGATGGTAGTACATCTACATCTTCGGGAATTGTCCTGTCTTTGGAAGGCGCTGCGGCATATGATAATACAGATGGAATTTTTATAAATGCTGGAGAGGTAGTCTTTTTTAAGACAGCCGCAACGACG